CGCCGTCGCACGGCAGAGCGCGACCTGTTCTTGTCATGATTGACAAATACAAGCCATTCATTGCTGCGTTCTTCCTGCTGATTGTCTGCTCGATTGCGTACTCTGCGCACTATTACGCGCAGAAGTACCGCACCGCGCAGAAAGAGCTTGATAAGGCCTCAGCCACCATCTCAACCATGCAGTCGCAGCAAAAGACCGCAGCAGAGCTTGACGCCAAATACACGAAGGATTTAGCTGATGCGCAAAACACTATTGACCGCCTGCGTGATGATGTCACTGCTGGCAATAAGCGGTTGTCAGTCCGTGCCAAATGTATGCCCCAAACCACCACCGGCGGCGGCGTGGGCGATGCAGGAACCGCCGAACTTGACGAGTCAGCTCGACAGGATTATTACCGTCTCAGAGAGCAAATGAATCTGGCTGATAAGCAGATTAGGTATTTTCAGGAGCGGGAGAGAGCATTTTATGGTGAAGAAACCAAAGCGAATCGCTAGGCTGCGCGTGCCTCTGTATGGAGTTGAGGTTATTGTTTGCCCGACAAAGCAGGCCGCTGAGAAAGAAATGTGGGTTGGCGTGCTTAGCGACAATTTCATGGCGCAAGTAACTACTGGCGTAGACGACAAGACCAATGTTGAGTGCGTGGCAATAATCTTCAGGTCTCTGGATGATTACTGCACTGAGACTCTAACCCATGAATGTGTGCACGCCGCATGGCGGGTGCTTGATCTTGTTGGTGTTAAGGTGGCAGTTGACAACCAAGAGCCACTGGCTTACTTGACGGGTTGGATTTCACAGCGCGTAAATAATTTTATGGTTTCTCATATTGAATATGAAGAATCAGCCAGCAATGGCAAATGATGGAGGTGATCACCATCTTGGCAGCCGGAAAGACGGAAGTGATTTAGCAACTGCGCGAGCCGTGGCGAAGATTGCGGATTTACCAGCAGACCACCACCGACAAAAATTAAAGAGGATATATGCCATTAACTCCAATCAATGAGAGGCTTGAGCGAGTACGCAAAGCAATAGCAAAAGTCGCCAATCCTGCGAAGAGAGCAGCAATGGAAGGTGACAGACGTCTGCAACGGGAGTGGCGCTAATATTGCACCACAACTAAACCTGTTATAACATATCAACAACGCGGCAGGGCCGCACAAATTGCCTTGGGGGCAGAATGTTTAAGTTATCGGATTATTTCAATGTGCTGTGTGAAGAGGCCGATCCGGATAAATCTGGCGGCGGTGGAAAGACCTTCACCCAGGAAGAGGTAGACGCGCTCGTTGCCGGGCTGAAGTCCAACAACGACAAGCTGCTGGCCGAGAAGAAAGAAGCCAAGCGCCTCGCTGATGAAGCGGCGGCAGCAAAACTTCTGGCTGACCAGGATGCAGCGAAGAAGTCCGGTGAACTTGAAGCATTCGAGAAGACCCTGCGCAGCCAGTACGATACTGAGCTGGCAGCAAAAGACAAAGCACTGCAGGCACGCAGTGAGCGAATTCTTACCAGCGAGAAGAAGGCTATCGTAAGCTCTCTCTCTGGCATGCTGATTGATGAAAGTGCAACTGAGCTGCTTGGCATGCTGGTGCGCACGGAATTCGACGGCGACGATGTAGTGACCAAATTCGTTGGTGCAGATGGCGCAGTCATCACCACCGACGTTGAGCAGTTCAAGAAGTATCTGTGTGAGCACAAAGCTTTCTCGCATCTGATTAAAGCAGATGCAGCTACCGGCGGCGGGGCCAATGGCGGCAAATTCCGTGGTGGGGCCACAAACTTTGCGAGTATGACGCTGACCGAAAAGGCTAAGCTCGCCAACGAAAATCCGGCGCTATATGCGCAACTCTCAGGTAAAAAATAAGGAACCATCATGGCTACAGTACAGTTAGCAGACATCTATAACCCGTTAGTCTTCCAGGCTGCGGTGCAGGAAAAGCAGATTGAGCTTAACCGCTTCATTCAGTCAGGCGTTGCTGTTGTCGACCCTCAGTTGACCGCAATGGCTTCCGTTGGCGGTAACATTGGCGAGCTGCCTTTCTACAAGCCGCTTGGCACTGAAGAGCCAAACTACTCAACCGATAACCCGGCGACTCTGTCTACTCCAGCGAAAATCACCTCTGCAAAGATGATTTACCGCCTGGCCGCACAGAACAAGTCATGGTCAACCATGGACCTGGCGCGTGAACTGGCGCTGGAAGACCCGATGGGTGCTATCACAGGTCGTATCGGCCAGTACTGGGCGACTAACAACGAGAAGCGCATCATTCAGTCCGTTCGCGGCCTGGTTGCTGACAACGTTGCGAACGATGGCGGCGACATGGTTCACGACATCTCCGTTGCTACCGACGGCACCGTTACCGATGCAAACCGCGTGAGCGCAGATGCGATCATCGACACCGTTCAGACCATGGGTGACCACGGAGAGCTGCTGTCAGCTATCGCAATGCACTCCGTTGTATATCGTAAGTTGCAGAAGCTGAACCTGATTGACTTCATCCCTGACGCTCGCGGCGAAGTTAACATCCCTGTTTACCAGGGCAAAACCGTTGTCGTTGACGACTCGCTTGCTGGCGTGACCTACGGCACCACTCCGGCAAACGTGTACTACTACACCATTCTGTTTGGTGCTGGTGAGTTCCGCCTGGGTGAAGGCATGCCGCAGAATCCGTCTGCGATTGACCGTGAAGAAGCGGCAGGTAATGGTGGCGGCCAGGACATCATCTACAGTCGTCGTTCTGACATCATCCATCCGCTGGGATTCCAGTTCACATCTGCTTCCGTTGCTGGTCAGTCTGCAACTCAGGCAGAGCTGGCGTCCGCAGCCACCTGGAACCGCGTGTACAACCGTAAAAACGTAGCACTAGCGGTGCTGAAGTCCAACTAAGATTACGGGGCTTCGGCCCCGTTTCTTTCGAGGTAACCATGACCAATAACGAACATAATGAGAAGGTGCTGGCGGAAATCAGCAAGCATCTTGAAGCTATCGAAGAGCTCAAGTCCACCCTCAAGCCAGCAGATGCCGTGCAGGAAGTTTCCCTGGAGCAATGCAACGCTGGTGCGCGCGAGGCGCACTTTGCGAAGTATGCAGAGCGTGAAGCCATTAAGACAGCAGTGGCTGAAGCCATGAGCGAAGGCGGTGCAATCAGCAAGGCGGTTAAGGCCGTTAAGCAGCCAGCAAAGGCGGTGAAAAATGAAAGCGCCAAAACCAAAGCTGACTAAAGAGGAGCGCGCGATGCAGATCGCCATCCTCAACAACATGAAGCGACGCAAGCAGCGGCAGGCAAACTCCTAACAGGTGGATAATATGAACTTTAGCGAAGCGCTGGAACTGGTTAAATCCGGGCATAAAATTAAGCGCGCTGGATGGAATGGCGCTAACCAGTTTGTAATTAAGGCTGGTGGTTATACTGTATCAGAGGCCAGGCCTGGTAGTGATTATGCAAAGGCTGGAATTGTTGGTGAATTCACCATCGCCCAGCACCTTGACCTGAAAAACGCTCAGGGAATTATGCAGCCAGGATGGGTTCCTTCCCAAGGCGATTTGTTCGCAGAGGATTGGGAGGTCGCATAATGGCCTTAATCGTGGAAACGGGCGCTATCGTGCCGGATGCTGATTCCTACATCTCGCTCGCTGATGCGCGGCTAATGGCTGAGAAGTTTGGCTGGACATTGCCTGCTGATGATGCAGAAGCTGAAACAGCGCTGCGCAATGGCGCGTCTTACATCGACCTGCAGGAGTCATCCCTGTGCGGCACCCGCGTTTCCGCCGAGCAGAGCCTGGCATACCCTCGCAAGGGTGTGACCGTTAATGGCTTTCCTGTTGCAGAGGACTCAATTCCGAAGCAGGTAATCAAATCGCAAGTTGCCGCCGCCGTTGAATATGGCAAAGGCACTGATGTGCGAGCATCAAGCGATGGACGCATCACCACCATGGAGCGCGTAGAAGGGGCTGTTACAGTGCAGTACGCCGACAATGGGATGACAGGCGCTACCATTACCATCACTGCTGCCATGGACGCGCTAAAGCCGCTAATTTGTGGCGGCGGTAATAATGGCTTCCAGTTCAGGGTGACAAGGGGTTAATCATGGCAAAGACTAAGAGTGAGATGTTCACGCTCATTGGGACGAACCTCCCAGACAACACGTCTGGCGCGATTACTCCTGAGAAGCTGCGAGAAGTAACAACCCAGCTTGCAGATTCAATGCTGTATGCGGCGGCGGGAATGAAAGAGGTTGAGGTGCTGCGCGCTCCGTCAACGGTTGCTCAGGCACCAACTGCCGTGGATACAGCGCTGCAGTTAACTTTCGGTGCTGCGCAGAACTCAGCAGCAAACCCGGTGATGATTAACGCCGCCGGGCTAGTCACCTTCAACACCGCTGGTAACTATGCGGTGCGCATTAAATTGCAGTGCGGACGCACCGGCGCTACTGGTACGTCAATTCTTCTGAGCCGCATCCTGCTTGGAGGAGCTCAGTTTGGCTCGGCTGCCTGCGTGAAGATGACGCAGACCGACGCGACCACGCCGACAGATTCACGTGTCGTTATCAACGCAACGGCAGGCCAGACTATGGCAATTCAGATTATGCGAGACAGTGCGGGGTCAAACTTCGGCGGGGTCTATCCACAGGTCGCTACCGTAACAGCATGGGGTACGGCACCTTCTGCGTTGCTCGTTATCTCCCGACTGGAGCCAGTCTGATGAGTACGGCATTCAGCAAGAAAATGCAGGGCGTAGCAACTCGCCTGCTCGGGAAGTACGGCAGCGCTGTTACGCTAGTTCGCGCTGGCGCGAAAGTGTGGGATGAAGACCTAGGCGAATACGTGCAACAGCCTGATACTCAGATTCCTCTTACTGCCGTTCCGGTGCCAATTAACATTGCACTGGTGAACGGAACCACCATCCAGGCCGGTGACATGATGGTTAAGGCTGATTACAGCGTGTTGCCGAAGATGGAAGATAAGGTGGAATTTGCGGGCGAGCAATGGTCAGTGGTCGGCATCGAGAAGAAAATCGCTAACGACGACATCGTGTCCTGGTTTATTCAGGTGCGAAAATGAGCAAGTTCACGCTGGACATTCAGGCCTTTGTCGCGAAGGCAAAGAAGAATCCTGAAATAGTGGCGCGCTCCGTGTCGCT